AGTTGGCGAACAACTACAGAAACAGTTTGACTTCTTTGAACAGGCTAGCGCAGCCAGTGGAGTAGATTACAAATTTACAACACGTATCGAAATGTTAGACGGTGGAAACGGTGCTAACACTCCAACAGTATTAGAAACTTGGGAGTGCTATGGTTGCTATGTAACCGCAGCTAACTATCAAAACTTAGCATACGGTGAACAAGGTCCGTCAACAATCGACCTTACTATTCAACCAGACAATTGTATACAAAGCCCACAAGGTACAGGTGTTGGTACATTCGTTGGTCGTACAATCAATACATTGGCAACTGGCGCAGGACGCTAATAAAAAGGCTGGCAACAGCCTTTTTTATTGATTGAAAGTAATATACGCACTTAACTGTAATCAATAAATAAATGTATGGCAAGTAAAAACAACAGCTTCTTAGATCAGTTAGTAAATGGCTTAAGCAACCCTAAAGGGAATCTTGGCTCGTGGCAACACGCGGCTCGTACATTCCAAGACGACTATTTTAGACTGGCTCCTAAGAGCAAATTCTTATACCACGTATTCTTCGACATTAATACAAGTGCGCTGAAATCACTTAACTTGAAGTACCAGCATCAAAATGAAATTGGTCTTTTAGTTAAGAGCGCAGACTTGCCAAAATTTACACTAAAGACAGCAACTCTTAATCAGTACAATAGAAAAAAAGTTGTAACAATGGATCACGAGATGATGCCGTTGAATATTAAGTTCCATGATGATAGAGCACACATTATCAACACAATGTGGCAAAATTATTATTCGTACTATTTCTCAGATCCAAGCGCAGCAAAAACACCTGGAGCATACAGTCGTAACGCAATGAGAAGTTCTAATTATATTAGAACAACATACGGTTTAGACAATGGCAGTTCAATTCCCTTCTTTAACAAGATTGTATTATATCAGTTAAACAAGCGTGAATATGTAAGTTACACACTTATTAACCCAGTAATTACATCTTTTTCACACGATACTGTACAAAGTAGTGATCAAGGTCAATCTGGTTCAGAAAACAATATGACTATTGCATATGAAGCAGTGTCTTACAATATTGGTTCAATCAGAGGCGGAAGAGTTAAAGGGTTTGCAGTTGATCATTACGACAAATCACCAAGTCCGTTATCAGCAGCTGGCGGCGGCACAGCAAGTATATTTGGTCCAGGCGGTGTAGTAGAAGGCGCTGCCGATGTGCTGGATAGTTTAGCTAGTGGCGTAGCTTTTGAAAACCCAGCTAACTTTTTATCAACTGCAATTACAGCAGTTAATACGTATCAAAATTCTAAAAGATTAACTAATGCTGGTGTTAATCAAGAAGGTAGAAACTTAATTATTGGTGGTTCTATTGTAGCTGCCGCAGCTGGTTTAAGCGGACTTAAAAATATGGTGTTCCCATCTAAAACAGGTGGTGGAACTACCACAAGAGCAAATCAAGTGGATCTTTAATTAAATGTCTAGTAATTTACCTATCGTTGAACCTGGTTCTGAAGTAAAAGAAGTTAGAGAGTTTTTTGACAAATTCTTTTTACATCAAATCACATTCCCCAGCAATCAAATTGATGCCGTACTGGGTTTCTTTTTAAAACGCGGCTTTGATGAAGAAGCAGCACGTAGTACAAGCATTGTGCTTTTAAATCAAGCTAGACTTGATAACGTTAGTGTATTTGAATTAATTGATACACTCAAAGGCTTAACTGATGTACAGTTAGCGAAAGTCGTTGCAGAAGTTTTAAATGCTTACAGAGAACAAACAAGCACACTTGGCTACAAGGTTATATCTATCGTTGATACTTACGAAAGTCGTAACGTTGTTGTATGAGTCGATTTGCCCGAGGAAAGTTTGTACCCAAGCACCCTGAAAAATACATAGGGAATAAGACTCCTACCTATCGCAGCAGTTGGGAATGGAGTTTCATGAATACTTGTGATACACATCCATCAATCCAACGTTGGGCTAGTGAAGCAATTAGTATCCCATATCGAGATCCATTAACTAATAGACAAACAATTTACGTGCCAGATTTTTTCATTCAATATGTGGATAAAACTGGTAAGATGTTTGTTGAGTTAATTGAAGTTAAACCATCAAATCAAGCAACATTAGAAAGCGTGGGCAAAAGCAAGTACAATCAAGCACAATTTGTTAAGAATCAAGCAAAATGGCAAGCAGCCCAAATTTGGTGCAAAAGACAAGGTATCAAGTTCCGTGTGCTAAGTGAAAAAGATTTATTTCACCAAGGCGGAGTTAAATAAGTATGTTATGACTAAGAAACTTGAAGAAATTTTAAACTTGCCTGAAAACAAGAAATTAGCTAAGGAAGAGAAAACTCCTAAACAATCTGCTGAACCGTTCCTTCGTGACATAGCTGAATTTGACAAAATATCAGCCAGCTTGCCGCAAGTAAAAGGATTGGGCGATTTAGCTGACAGCGAGTTTGATACCCTAGCACAGCGAGCAACTGATGCATACGATGACCTAATGGATTTAGGTATGAACGTAGAAGCACGTTACAGCAGCCGTATTTTTGAAGTAGCACAATCTGCTCTTAAAAATGCTATTGATGCAAAAAGTGCCAAGATTGATAAGAAGCTCAAGATGATTGAGCTACAACTTAAGAAGCAAAAACTAGACCAAGATGCTAACCCAGAAGGGGCAGGATCTCTGGATATTCCAGGTAACGGTTACATTGTTACAGACCGCAATAGTCTACTGGAAAAACTAAAGAATATGAAATAAATATACTATTACTGGAAGCATAACATATGTCAACATTTATCGATTACCTTGTAGAAAGCGTTAAAACATACGAGTTTAAAATTAAGATTGCTGGGAAACTAGACGGCGATTTTGCAAAGTCTATTAAAGAGGCTTTGTCAAAGTATGATTGCGCAAGCGTAAGCAAGGGTAAAAGACTACCTATTCAAGAAAGCCCATTGGACTTTCCAGCACTAAAAAATTCAGAAGTAACAATTTTTGATGTAGTTTGCCGTTACCCAGCAACTCCACAAGTTATTACAGAATTTTTAGCTGACACATTAAAAATCAATAGGGGTGGTATTATTGTACGCACAATTCAAGAAGATGCAAACTTTGAAGCAAACGCAGAAGCTTTTGCAAGAGTGGGCACATCAGGCGAAGCACTTTTAAATAAAGATTACGAGGCTAGTGAAAAACAACCTGATCAGCTATCTTTCTTAAAAGACCTAGCTAAAGTTAAACATGGTGGCGAACAATACAAAGGTGTTAACGATGAATTACTAGCTAAATCATCACCTGGGGAGTCGGCTCCTCAAAGGGACGACAAACTCGGAACAACAAGTCCTATTGGCTCACAAGCAATGAAATTTGTTGATCCATTTAAAGGACAAAAGAAATGAATTTTCAAAATTTAATTAATAAAATTGGCGAGTTAGATCAGCCAGTTACACAACTAAAAGAACAAGCTGAGTTTAAATTCTCCAGCGATATGGATCTTAATGCAGTTAAAAAACTTTCAGGACTTAACGAAAGTGAAGTAGCTGAATGTGGTATGAGCCCAATGGGCGGCATGATGGGTGGACATAGTTCACCGCCAGTAACAATGAATGTTAGCATGAATGCTAGCGGTACTGAAAGTATTCGCGATCTAATGGACCTGTTAAAGGGTGCAGATGGTGAAGACCGCGCAGTATCAGGACCAGTTGGGATTGTAAGTGTATCCGGCGGCGACCGTGACACTGATGATTTTGATAGGTCAAGCGACGATGGCGCAGATGATCTAGATCGAGAAATTGATGATATTAAAGTTGCAGAACTTTCTGATCCAGCAAATGCGCCAGACGAACGTTATGGCACAATAGCAGACGCTGCTCCTAAGGGTAATGATTTGCATAGCCATGGCGGGAACGAAGCCGAGAAAGTAAACGGCGGCGGCAACCCTTATGATCGAGTAGCAGAGGGGCTAATGACACAACTACAAAATCTGTATACTGAAATTAAGAACAGATAAAACAGACACTATGTCTACTCAAAAGCGGCTCTGGTGGCCGCTTTTTTTATGTAAATAAACACATGAGTAAAAGTTTAGATGGCGTCTTAACCAAAAAAGCGCATAAAAAAGATAAGTTTTCAGAAGCACAAGTTTCTGAACTGCTAGCCTGTGCGGATCCTGAAAACGG